ACAGGTGGATTGGTTGAAACATTTGTTGACCTGCCGAATAACCTAGGTTCAGTCGGTTCGACATTACTAGCTGGTGCAACACCTGATGATTGGGATTTAGATAAGTTCGCTAAACAATGGCAAGGTAATTCAGCCAAGAATAGTGAGAAGGTACAGAAATGGATGCAAGAAGAAGGTTTGGCTGCAAGTGAACAAGATGACTTTTGGACTGGTGGATTACCTAGAGGTGCTGGATCACTCGCTGCAGGATTGATTATTCCAGGTGGCAAAAGCACAGAAGTCGTAGGGTTCTTACCTAATCTATTCAAGTTCCTTCGACCTGGGACTGTTGGTGCAGTATTCGGTGTTAATAAAGCCGGTCAGGTTACTAGAGATGCAAAAGAAAATGGTGTCGGTGACCTTCAATCTGCAGTCACTGGTATCGGTGCTGGTTATATTGAAGGCATCCTGGAAAACTTTGGTATGGGTCAAATCAAAAGTCGAGTCGGCAAGGCATTTCTACCTTCATTGGTTCGCACATCACTGACAGAAGGAACCCAGGAGTTCTTGCAGGACATTGCATCGTCAGGTTTTGAAGATACATACAAAGATGTCGACTGGGCTAAGGCTGTCGCTAGTGCATGGGAATCAGGCAAGGCTGGATTCATACTCGGTGGAGTTGCAGGTGGTGGTGCTGCACTATCTACCAGCCAGGAAGGTAAGGCTCAAGGTGCTATGGAGAAAGAACTCCAGGCTCAAGGTGTCGACAAGGCTAAAGCTAAAGAACTATCACAACAATATGTGACTAAGATTCAAGAAAAGATGCAAGCCGGTGAACAGATTAACACTAAAGATGATGCTGATAGTATTATTGCTGAACTGAACAGTGGGGTTGACCCACAACAAACTGCTAATCCTCAGGATGGTGATGCCATCGTAGCTGAATTAAATGGTGGTCAACCGTCACAGACCAACATTCCAGTTACTGATGGCGATGCCATTGTCCAAGAGTTGAACGGTGGTGAACCTGCCCCTGATGGTGGAGCAATCATTGACGAATTGAACCAAGGAGTTAAACTATTTTCACATGTCACCAAAGCATCGAACCTCGATTCTATATTAAAAGGTGGTCTTAACCCTGCTACACCAATGCAGTTGGATGACAATGGGAACGTCACAGACAAACCATTGCCAGGTTACGAAGGTCAGACTGCTGTTTACCTGAATGAAGGCACCAAAGCTGATTACACGCACCCAGACGAAGACAACATCAATATCGTGTATGAAGATTCGGCAATACCGAACAAGGTTGTTAATGGTACCGAGGTAGCAGTCAACGAGAACATTCCAGTCACACCTGAAAATGTGAAATATATCGAGGTACCGAATAAAGAAATGGCTGACAAACTGATTGCCTTGGGATTCGATGCCAGGGTCAATCTTGATTTTGCTAAAGGTAAGAAGACCGAAACTAAACCTGTAGTCACTAAACCTGCACGATCAAGTAACGAATTAACTCACTATACCTCTAAAGAAAATGCTCTGGAAATAAACAAAAATGGATTCGTTATAAAAAAGACTAAATCTAGTCAGGGGGATGGAGTTTATTTTCTTAACAAACCAGAATACGGTAAGTTTTTATCGGATGATATGAAACAAGGCAATGAGCAAATAACAGTTACTTTAGAACCTGGGACAAAAATACTTGATTTAACTTCTCCAGATTATGACGGACCTAGCCCAACATCAGGTAATAAATTGAAGAAGTATGCGTTAAAAAATGGGTATGATGGGGCAAGCGATTCAACTCAGACTGTTATATATAACACTGATAAGATAATAGTTAAAAAAGTGTCAGAGGTAATCAAGGCAGAGAGTGCGACCAAGGGTAAACCAAAATCACTCAATCAGAAATCTGAACAACAAGAAACTGCACCTACCAAAGGTGGTGTTAAACCACTGGGTAAGCCTAAAATCAAGACTGAATCAACTGTCGGCACATCTAAACTGGCTGAACGTGTTCGTAAAGATGCTATTAAAAAGAAAATGATATATGGATTTGATAAAACATTCAACGATCTGCCGGATTATGACAAAGTAAACCGAAAGCAACAATTTGAGAAAGCTACCGAACTCGTATTGAATGATTTGCACACAGCAACAGAGATAGCAATGGGTAGACAATCAGCCCCTGATGGTCTTTTGAATAACAGTGTTTGGATGGCAGTCAAAGAATACGCTGAGAATACCAAAAACATTAACCTGATGCGTGAGTTAGCCCATTCAGACCTTGTGACACGTGCAACCGGTATGGGTCAAGAGATAGCCATGCTTGCCGAGAAAAATCCGTTCTCACCGATTGAGTTAGCTAGACAAATACGCAAGGAACGTGTTAAAACTGCTGAGAGGCGTTCCAAAACGACTGTTGAAAAAGAGGCTAAAACTGTTGAGAAAGTTGTCAAAAAGTCTAAGGCTAAAATCACTAAGGAAACGTGGAATGATTTTATAAAAGGATTGGAGTGTTAACATGCCTAGGAACTTCTGTTTACTAAAAGAGAAAGTTGATAAGTTCAAAGAAGGGCTTAGGAGTGGTGATATTAACCCTGCGAAATTAACAAACATGACCTCTAAAGAACGTAGTGCGTTTTTGGCAGATTATGTGGGTGAATCGCATGCACAAAGAGTAAATGCTGAGTTTGAATCGAAACTACTATTGAAGAACCAGGAACAAGGTCTTATCACTTGGGCTAAAAGTGTTACCGGTATAACTCCAAATGTAAAGCGTGACCTCATCCAACGCATAAAAAACATGGACCGAATACTCAGTCCCGAAGACGGCAAATCATTCTTTGAAGATTTAGCATCAACTCGCCTGGGAGTAGATGTTACCGAAACTGAAATGACTCAACTGCACGAACTATCAACCAAAGTTACTGAGTCAGAGGCAAAGTGGCAATCTAAGATTGACGAGAATCAACACTGGAATACTGACAACTCACGCAAAGTTCGTAAAGAATGGTTGACTGACAAAGACCGACTAGAGTATGGGCTCAACGTTGTCGGATTGAAGAACTATGTTGACGGTTTGAAACTAGAGGCTAATAAGTTAACCTGGCGAAAAGACTTCGGCAAAAAACTTACCGGCATACCAATGGGGATCGGTAGTGCTCTAAAGTCTAGCGTTGCCTCATTCGATAACAGTTTCTTTGGTCGGCAAGGTCTAAAGGATCTGCTAGACCCACGAAAAACCGGCATTTGGGCTAGTGACTTCTTGAAGTCGTGGAAACATATTGGCAAACAGTTAGTCGCTAAAGGTAAGATATGGACATCTGGTGACGATGCTGTAATGGACATGATTAAAGCCGACATTATGTCACGACCAAATGCACTCAACGGTAAATATAAGGCTGGTGGGTACGGTTTAGATGTTCTGTCAGAAGAGGCTTACCCATCATCACTACCTGAGAAAATACCTCTATTTGGAAGGGTCTTTAAGGCATCAGAGGTCGCATATAACGGTGGGGCATTACAAATGCGAGCTGATTTAGCTGACAGATTCATTCAGAGTGCCGAAAAACATGGTGTTAACACATCCAGCAAGGAAGAGGCTAAATACCTTGGTAATGCGATTGGTTCTATGACTGGTCGTGGTAGTCTTGGTAAGGGCGAAATCATTGCTAAGGAGGCTAACGCCTTCCTATTCTCAATTAAGTTTGCCAAGGCTAACATTGACACACTGTTAGCACCGGCAGTTTATGGTGTTAAGAAATTAGGTGTGTCAAAGTTTGAAAATGCTGGTGAACAGTTTGCTCGTAAAGAGGCTGCTACTAATACACTGAGTATTATCGCAACAATAGCAGCACTTTTGACTGCAGCAGCGTTACATGACCCCGATAGCGTGGAACTCGACCCAAGAAGTACCAACTTTGGTAAGGTTAAAATGTGGGGTCACTGGACAGATATTTCAGGTGGTATGGCTGGGTATGTCACACTGGCAACACGCCTAGTACCAACCTTTCATGATGGTAAGTGGAGTCTTTGGACTAAGTCGACCAGTGGCAAGTGGACCGATTTATTAGCAAAAGGCAAAAACGGTCAACCAGTTTTCGGTCAACAAACTGCAATGGATGTATTTGATAACTGGTGGCAAGGTAAATTATCACCGTTAGCCGGAATCGCTAGAGATGCCTGGAAGGGTCAAACTTATTCAGGCGATCCGATAACACCTGGGACCATCGTATCAGGTTCTCGACCAATACCATTTCAAAACTATGAACAGATGTCGAAAGACCCTAACTCTTCATTTATAATTGGGTCAATGGTTCTTGATGGTCTAGGATTCTCTGTCGGTACTAACCCTGAGGCAAACACCAAATCCGGTTATATTCGAGAAAACGAGAAGATGTCGAATGAAAATTTCATTGATGCTGTTGCTATATACGCACAGGCGTTCGGTGCTGACCCTGAAACTGCGTTCAACCGAATGTTCACTGGTCAAAAGATAAGACGTGTTGATAATGGGACTATAATCGTTGAACGTATGTCGTTGAAAGATTCGACTGCAGTCAAAAAGAAGGCTAATGCTGATAACCCAACCATGAAACTGGACCACACAATACCACTAGAATTGGGTGGATCAAATGACCAAAGTAACTTAAAACTGGTCACCACTTCAGAGTGGTCTAGTTATACAGCAGTCGAAAACCATCTAGGCAAAGCCTTAAAAGCCGGCAAGGTTAGTAAGCAAGAGGCACAGAAGGTTATAGTCGATTTCAAGAACGGAGATATAAAGAAATCCGATATATTGGAATGGTATAACTAACATGGTATAATACAAGCAACAAGCTCACTCGGCAATTAATAAGGTCGAGTGACTTTTTATAAGGAGAAATCATGAACAAAGAGAAGAAAATCGCAACAGTAAAATCGGCACTCAGTAAAAAGGTGCAAGATGTTAAAGTCGTTAATAAGATTGAGATTGCTGAAAAAGAACATGAGCCAATGAAACCTTCTATACATTTGTCCAGTGATGACCTACCTGGTATTGCTAACTGCAAGGTCGGCAATAAATACACTCTTACTCTTGAAGTCGAACAGACCAGTATGCGACAAGGTTCCGAATATGAAATGATTGGTGAATCCGGCAACGATAAAAAGGTTAGTGCCTCGTTCAAGGTGCTATCGGCTAAGGTTGCATGATGCACAAGAAGAAAATCGACATAATAAAAAAGGCTATTGCCTTGAGGATGAAAGGGTAATAGGATTACAAAAATGCAAAATGAATTAGATGATTTAGTGATTGACCACAAGCAACCACCCACTACTGTTCGTGAAGTCGGAATACATCTAATTTACATGAGCAAGAGTATGGCTGAAATAAAGAGTACACTCTCTAATATATCTAATTCATTTGCGACTAAAAACGAACTGATTGATGCTATTGAAGATCGTCATGCTGAGCAAACTATTATAAGAGATTGTGCTACTGCCTTGGAAAAACGTGTCACTCGAATAGAAACAATCTTCAACGGAATAACTTATAAGATTTCTGGTGTAGCTGTAATTATGTTAGTCCTGATGGTTTTAGCATATTATGGGTTAGAACGATACTTTAAGTAAGGAGGAAGTCATGGCACAAATACCGACTCAAGAACAAGTTGAAAAACTGAAAGCTGAAACACAGGCTGCTATCGACAAAAAAATTATTGCTCAACAGAAGTTGGGTAAAGACTTCGTACCAACAGGTGCTGGTGTCATACCTGAAAAAATATGGAAGAATCTGCCAGGTAAACAAAATGGCTGATGCTAACAGATTAACCGTAGATTGTTTTGTATTGCATCATGCAGTCACGCCACTTTGGAGTGAGAAGTCCAAGGCTCAACTAGCTCAATGGTTCAGTGATAACGGATTCGCTAGAGCCTATGGTAGTAACCCTGCTAACTGGTCTGGTCTTACAAACCCATACACAGGTGCCAGGTCATATTCACAAGCTCACATCGCAGGTCAACAGGTAACGTCTGCAACGCCTGATGCTACCCAGTCTGAAAAGGATGCCGGATTTAGGTGGGTTCAGTTGGTCAACGATATTTGGGGTCAGATTACATGGCATGCTGGTAACTGGGAGATGAATCGCAAGTCAATCGGTATCGAATGTCTTGGTGATTATCGAAACTATACCCTAAGAGATTGGGATGCTAGAGTGTTGGGAGCCTTTTGGAGAACACAAGACCTAAAACTTAAAGGTGCAACTGCTATATTTGGTCACCGAGAAGTGTCTGACTCGTCAACTGAATGTCCTGCAAGAATCATGGAGAAGAGAGATTTGGTGGTTCAGTATTGTAACAACCCACCTGCACCACCTGCACCGAAACCAGTTATAACTACAAAGACCGTCACTGCAACCACTGTAATACCGTTCACTAAAAAATCAGTTGAAGACCCTACAAAAAAGACCACTGGAATAACTACGTTCGGAGCCGATGGTAAACGAGTCATAACTTACACTGTCACTTACACTGATGGCAAGGAAACGAAACGTGTCGTGGTAAGTGATGTTACAACCCCACCGATTGATGAGATTACAACTGTTGGAACTTATGTCGAGCCAACACCTCCACCAACTCCTGAACCTCCAGTAATAACACCGAAACCATTTAACTTCTTTGTTTGGCTATGGAACTTCATAGTAAATAATATAATTAAGAAAGGAAAATAATATGTTCACAGCAAAGTTTTGGAAAGATGCATTGGAACGTGCCGTTAAAACGTTCGCACAGGTCATTCTAGCAATCGTAAGCGTTGGAGTGTTGACAACCCCGATGGAACTATTGAACGTCAACTGGGTGCCTGTACTCGCTGCAGGTGGCATTGGATTCTTATATTCAATCGTCATGAGTTTGGCATCAACATCAAAAGGTGACCCTGATTCGGCATCGTTGGTGGAATGATATGGAGTTTGACCCAACTGAAAGAGCCGGAAAGTATTTGCTAGAAGAAATAGCAACTCTACCCGAAAAAGACTTCAGGAAAGTCAACATGGCTGGAGTCATGAGTGTTATAGCTATGGAAGTTGTCGCTAGAGAGGCTAGGGCATCGGCTGAGGCTATCAAAGCACGTAACGATCAAACAGACCCTAGGGATTAGCCCCTAGTCATCAGCACCTGAGAAATCGGGTGCTGTTTCGTTAGGGGGTATTTACCTGAAGGGGGTGGGTAACTTGAGCAAAGGCAAGAACAAGTCCAAGAAACGTGAGTCCGATGTGCATCATTTCTACTTCCCAAAGAAGTTGTACGGTCACAACAGGTTACTCACGCTACCATACGACTTCCATCATGGCTTTCACAACTTCTTCATGCGTAACTGCAAAACAGGGCATGACAGGGACTGTCGTTCCGGTCACTGCCACTACTGCAACGTCTGCTGCTATCATGGTCTAACCACAGAGTACGGCACACGCCTCCAAACCAGTTGCTAGAACTGGTAGCACAAAACTAGCACCCTGGGGTGAGCTGGAACAACACTTGGTCCACAAGACCATTTGCCAGCCACCCCCATCAACCTAAGTAATCCACGATATAGCATCATATTCCATATCGCTGATAATTTCATTGGCTAACCGTTGCTGATTTTTACGCAACTGTTTTAACCTTTGGCAGTGTTTCATACCTTGACTATTTTTCTTAATCCACTCTGGGTACACGTAATTATTAGCAGTCCACTTCCTGATGTTGCATCGCCTACATGATAACACGAAGTTGGTATATTCATTCTTGCCATCATGATACAGTGGTGTAACGTGGTCGATATGAGTGACTATACCTTTATTAGATAGTGGTATTCTGCAGTAGGCACATTGACCATTTTGAACTTTTAACTGCCTCATACGCCATAACTTAAATGATATAGTGCGTTTCTGTTTCTCAAACTCAGAACGTTTTTTGTGAGCATTATAACGTTGGGCGTATGGATCGAGATAGGCGTTATGAATCCGGTCACTCATCACATCTTTTTCAGAGTTTCTCTTTTTAATAGCCAACCAAATAATTGTTTTGGTGTTCTACCTTGACGAGCCATTGAGCATATAATTGCAAACTTCTGTTCCCCTAGTTCTTTGTAGCACTTACAGTACCAACCTGTCATATCGTTTGGGTAGTCCACACTAAGCAAATCTCGACCTAGTTCTAAGACCCTTACTCTAATTTCTAAACTAGTTAACTTGTTTGAGATTAAATCTAGTTTCTTTTTACTAGTTACTAGTTCCGACACCGAATGTAACATAATTACCCCCTAAGATGTACGTTTAATAAACCTACCGTTTGGTAGTCTGTTATTTTTTGCTTGCAAGCTATTGTGTTCTTACGCCTAATTTGATACAATAATAGTAACTTTCTAGGTTTCGGAACTACCAGCCCAACAGGGCTGGTTTTCTTATACCCGATCCGGACTTTCTAGTTTCGGACAGGTAATCATCATTATATACCATTAACGTGTTTGATTCAATTACAAAAAGAATGACCCCTGGAAGAGTCCGGAGGTCGTTCATAGTTGTTGTTTATTTTCGGCAGCCATTGGGAGGGTATGTAGGCTACCTTAAAACCAAAGGTGCGTACAGCCTCATTTCGTGGCTTACTCAGCTACGTGAGCTTTGTATGCGTATATTTAAGCATAAACACTATAATTATTCAACCAAAATAAAACAGACCTACTTACTTGCACATAGAAAGGATTGGTAAGGGTGGGCATCACCAAGTCCAACAAGTAGTTGGGTCTGTTCACCTTACATTATAACATTTTCACTGTTAA